GTCTCCCGGACCGGCACCAAAAGCGTGTTCGCCGCCCTCGAGAGCTACCCGACGTACGCGCACATTCAGGATTTGACCGTGACCCGGATCGAATTCGATGAGGTCACCTACGGCGGTCAGCCGTATCTGGCCGCCCTGTTCTTTTGCGACATTCTCGGCGATGCGAGCTAAGGAGGATCTGCCATGGGCTACGTGCACGGTAAGAAGACCGTCATCACGGTGGCGACCAAAGACTTGTCCACGTGGACCAAGAACAGCAGTCTCGAGCGCAACGCCGACCTGCACGACCTGTCCGGCTACGGCATCGACGATCGTGTGCACGGCGGTGGTCTGCGGACCAACAAGTTCACCATGTCGGGCAGCTACGACGACACGGCCGCGACGTCACCCAAGGGCGTGCTGTCCGGGGCCGTCGGCACGTCGCTGGCCATCGTGCGTAAGGCCGAGGGCACCGGGACCGGCAAGCCGCAGGAGACGTTCAACGCCATCCTGGAGAAGTACGTCGAGACCGCCCCGTTCGATGACTACATTTCGTGGACCGCCGACTTCACGCTATCCGGCGGAGTCACCTCGACCACGCAGCCGTAACCGCGCCAGGCCACCAGGGGGAACCATGGCACTGACCAAAGACGAAATACTCGCCAAGAAGCTCGGGCGGCGCACCGTCACGCTGCCGTCCGGCGGCGAGGTCATCGTGCGCGGGCTCAACCGCAACGAGGCGATGAGCCTGCGCGACGAACCGACCAACGCCGACCGCGACAACCTGATGATCTCGCTCGGGCTGGTGGAACCGAAGCTGACGCAGGCGGAAGTCGCCGCGTGGACGGAGGAGGCGGGGGCAGGCGACGCCGTAGAGATCAGCATGGCCATCGCCGAGCTGTCCGGCATGGCGGCCGGCGCACCCAAGGAGGCCACCAAAAGCGTTCCTCGACGAGGACGATAACGACCTCGCCTTTGAGTTTTTCCTCGCCGAGAAACTGGGTTTGATTGTCGCGGAAATGCGCGAGCGGATGAGCCAGCGCGAATTCCTGTACTGGTCGCGCTACTACGGTGTGAAGCACCAGAAACAGGAACTCGAGAGGCTCAGGGCTGGAGGGTAGGCCATGCCAGGTGCGGGCAGTGACCGGATCACCATCCGGGGCATCAAGGAGCTGCAACGCGCGCTGAAGCGCATGGATGCCGACCTGCCGAAGCTGCTGCGGGTCACGTTCAACGAGGCATCCGCCCTGGTGATCAACTACGCCGAGGCTCGGATGCCGTCGGTCACCGGCGCCGCCCGGGCCAGCCTCAAGGCACGCTCCAGTCAGCGCGAGGCCCGTGTGGCGCTCGGTGGCAGGAAAGCGCCGTACGCGCCGTGGCTCGACTTCGGCGGGCAGGGCCGGGTGGCCGGCCGGCCGCCGGCCCGCCCGTTCCAACGGGAGGGCCGCTACGTCTACGCCGGGCTGCGCGCCGAGAACGACCGGATCACGGACATGATGGACAAGGCTCTGCACGACCTGATCACCTCATCCGGGCTCGAGGAAGGCTGACCGCGTGCCGAACCAAGTCACCCTGACCTTTGCTGGCGACACGGCGCCGGTGGAGCGCTCGTTCGATCAGGTAGGGGAAGCCTCGGAACGGATGACCGTCCGGGTCACCGAAGGGGTTAACGCCACCGCCGAAAAGTTCGACTACCTGTCCAGTCAGTCGTCGCTGCTGTCCGGTGGTATCGGCGACGTCGGCGGCGCCCTGACCGAGGCGTTCGGCGAGAACAACCCGATCGGCCAGTTCGGTGCGCAGATGGAGAAGGCGTCCGCGATCATCATGGGCTTCACCGGCCTGATGGACCTGGCCGTGTTCGCGACCAACAACTTCAAGGTCGCCACCCTCGCCAAAGCCGCCGCGGACAAGACGGCCGCGGCCGCGCAATGGGTGATGAACAGCGCCCTGTTCGCCTCGCCGGTGACGTGGATCATCGCCGCGATCATCGCGCTGATCGCGGTGATCGTGCTGATCGCCAAGAAGACCGACTGGTTCTCGCAGGCGTGGCGCGCCTCCTGGCGGTGGATCAAGTCGGCCGCCTCGTCGACGTGGGATTACATCCGAAAAATCCCCGGCTGGGTCGGATCGGCGTTCTCCAAGGTCGCTGACTTCATCTCCCGGCCGTTCCGGTCAGCGTTCAACTACATCGCCCGGGCCTGGAACAACACGATCGGCCGGCTGTCCTGGACCGTGCCCGGGTGGGTGCCCGGCATCGGCGGGAACTCGATCAGCGTGCCGAACCTGCCCACCTTCCACTCCGGTGGCATCGTGCCGGGCGTGCCCGGCACACCCACGATGGTCATGGCGCTGGCCGGGGAACGCGTGCAGGGCCCCAACTCGTCACGGGCCGATGGCGGCCAGTGGGTCGCCGTGCGCGGTGACGCGGTGATCGACGCGCTCACCCGGGCGATCGCTGACCGGGTGTCCGCCCGCGGTGGCCGGCCCGCGCAGCTCGGCATCAGGATGGCCTGACCGTGGCCATGCAAAGCGTCGTCACCCAACTGTTCGTCGACGGGGCGTGGACGACCTACCCCGCCTACTCGGCGGAGGGCTGGTCATCGCAGATCGGCCCCGACCTCAACTCGGGCACCCAGCCGTCCAAGACGACCTTCACCCTGCAGAACCCCGACCTGTCTATGGACCCGTCCAACGTGCTGTCGCCGCTGTACGGGAAGATCGGCCGCAACACCCCGGCCCGGTTGCAGGTCGACGGGACCAACGTCGGCTGGGTGGAAGCGTCGGAGTGGACCCCGGAGCGGACGCAGGAACACGACCCGGCCGGGTGGCCCGGCGGCGGCGGACCGAAAGGACGCGCCAAAACTGACATTCTGGGTGAGGGTCTGTTACGGCGCCTGTCTAAGTGGGATGACCCAATCCAGTCGCCTATGCGGCGCCAGATCTCCTCCTACGCCTCGCTGCTCGGCTACTGGCCACTGGAAGACCCGACCGGGGTTGAACGGCTCACGCAGGTCGTCAAGGGGGCACAGCCGGGCCGGTTCATCGGCACCGTCAACCTGGCCGCGAACGATGGCCCCGGCGGGTCCGACACGACCCCCGAGCTCGGGACGGGCGGTGCGCTGCTGGGTAGCTTCCTGCCGGTCGTGGTCGGTGGGTGGCAGTTCATGTGGACGTTCAAGGCCGACGTAGCACCGCTCGGTGTGACGTTCCTACCGATCATGCGGTGGACCGACACGGCCGCCCGGCAGTGGACAGCTATGGGTCGACCCGGATCACCGACTGGATCCGCTACCGGGTCAAGGTCACCGTGTCCGGCGGCACCGTCAGCGTGGAGCTCGCCTGGTATCCGCAGGACGGGTCGTTCATCCTCGGCACCACGGTCACGTTCGCGAGCACCACCACCGGGCGGATCGCCGCGTGGCGGGCTGAGCAGAACGCCAACACCGACGGCGGCAGCTACGGCCACGTGTTCGCCGTGTCGGACACGGCCCTCGACCTGACCGGCAGCTACGACGCGGTGGCCGCCTTCAACGGCTACCTCGGCGAGACAGCCGGCGCCCGCTTCGTGCGGATCCTCGGTGAGAACGGCATCACCCGCATTTTGGTTGGCGCTGCCTCGGCCACGATGCCGATGGGCAGACAGAAGCCGGCGAAGCTGCTCGACATCGTGGAAGAGTGTGCCCGCACCGACGCGGCCCTGCTGTACGACTCCCCGGCGTCGCTGTCGATCGTGATGCGCGCCCGGGTCGACCGGGTGAACCAGACCAGCAAGCTCGACCTGACCTACAACGTGAACGTGTCTGTCGGCCTGGTCAAAGAGATCAGCGACGCCGGGATCGTCAACGACATCACCAGCAAGAACGCCGACGGCACCGAATCGAACAGCTTCCTCGCCGCCGGCCGGCTGTCCGTGCAGGCGCCGCCGGCCGGCATCGGCCGGGTACGCGGGTCCCTCGCTGTCAACACGCAGCGGGCCGACTACCTCGACCAGCGCACCGACTTCGAACTCTCGCGCTCCACGATCGACCGCCCCCGCTAC